TAAGAAAAGTGGTAGTTCAGAACCTGAATGGGATATTGACGCAATTAAAGAACGAATGCGTGGTAAGACAATTGTCTTCTGTCTTCCAGGTCGTGGATGTTCATTCACTTTCCTGAAGAACTTTGTACAGTTGTGTTTTGATATGGTTCAAAACCAAATGAGTATTCAGATCTCACAAGACTATAGTTCCATGGTGAACTTTGCTCGTTGTAAGTGTCTGGGTGCTAATGTACTTCGTGGACCAGATCAGATTCCCTGGGATGGTAAACTAGAGTATGACTATCAGTTGTGGATTGATAGTGATATTGTCTTCAATACAGAGAAGTTCTGGCAACTCTGTGATATGGCAATCCCAGCTGAAGGTGAAGAGAAGGAGATTGTCAGTGGTTGGTATGCTACTGAAGATGGACGTACTACATCAGTTGCTCACTGGTTGGATGAAGATGACTTCCGTAATAACGGTGGTGTCATGAATCATGAGATGGTTGATGGTATTCAGAAACGTAAGAAGCCTTTCACTGTTGATTATGCAGGGTTTGGTTGGTTGATGATTAAGAAGGGTGTGTTTGAACATCCTGAGATGAAGTATCCATGGTTCGCTCCTAAGATGCAAGTCTTTGAATCTGGAGCAGTTCAAGATATGTGTGGTGAAGATGTATCCTTCTGTTTGGATGCTATCGAAGCTGGTATTGAGATCTGGTGTGATCCTCGTATCCGTGTTGGACATGAGAAGATGAGGGTCATTTGATAAACTGTCACAGAGGGTCCTAGGATCCTCTCTAACCCCTTTATAATATACAAGTAGACATAACACACTATGGCAAAGTTCAAACGTTCATTGATGGGTGGAACCTTCATTGAAACCAAGCCCAAGAAAACACGACAGGGTTCAGGACAACATACCAAGTACGCATCTAGTTCTAGTAATAACAAACCTAAACGATACCGAGGACAAGGACGTTAATATTAAAGACCCTACATACTAGGGTCTTTTTTTATTGCGTATGGCTTCTTTGATTTGTAATCTTCCTGCAGTAGAAGTGTGGGTAAGAAAAGAATATCTAACAGATCATCAATCTGGTCACGGAGAGTTCGTAAAGGGTGTCTGGGTGTCTTGTAAGAGTATGCCAGGACGTGCATTCTACTTTGAGACATATCTCCCAGAGTATGCAGCAATGTATGATAAACTCCCTATCAGTGCGTTTGTATCAGAACCGGAAACACCTACTCCAGATATGAATCTACCTAACTTACAGTTCTGGAACTGTATGGATTATGGTGTAGTAAGTATTACAAAACAGTTCATTGGATCTATGGATTTTGAACTATATACAAGAGATCATGATATCATGAAGGGTACTTACATCTGTACCATTGACAACTATCATGCAGATCCAGATGTGATTGATTATGCAACATCTGAGAATCCTGCTGAACATAAGTCTCATAATCTGATTGAGTTGGATAATGGTCAATATGCCTTGTATCCAAACAATCGTATGAGAATCTTTGACAATAGTCTTACACCTGTAGATCCTAAGATGCCTGACTTTAAGGTATCAACTCAATACTATTCTGTAGAGAATGGTTTTGATCGACTAGGTATGGGACGTGAAGATGAATACTTTTGGAAAACCGCTAAGGAGAGAGAAAATGAGCAACCAGGAATTCCTAAGGGAGATCGCGAATGATGAGAAAAATCCTCGACAAATGAAAAAGGTGAATACAGATGGACTCTTTGAAACAACTGATTGTTCTGACCCTGATCATATCTGTACTTGTGGCTCTAAACAGATAACACTAACTGAGGATTAGTGTTCTAAATAAGGTAGATTTGTTGTATCAAATACGTGCCTGCTGAAAGAATTAGCAAAAAGTTTAAAGACATCAGTGCAGTCTTTGAAGTCAATCCGTTAAACGATGACTTGATTGTATTGAGAAACTATAATGCTGTTGCTCGTTCTATTCGTAATATAATTTTTACTTCTCCTGGTGATAAACCGTTCAATCCATTTTTTGGATCTAGGGTTTCTGAGTTGTTATTTGATCCTATAGATCAAATTACCACACTAGCAGTTAAAACAGAAATTGAAGAATCTATTAAAAACTTTGAACCCAGAGTAAATCTGGTAGAAGTTCAGGTTGATCCTTCACATGATGATAATGAATATAATGTAATTATTAACTATGAAATCATAGGTATTGACGTTGAACCACAACAACTCGCATTCGCTTTAGAGCTTACCAGATAAATGCCTCTAGTAAATTTTAGTAATCTAGATTTCGATCAGATCAAGGCATCCATTAAAGATTATCTTCGTGCAAATTCAAACTTCACGGATTATGACTTTGAAGGATCAAACTTATCTACGATAATCGATACTCTAGCATATAACACTTATATTACTTCATACAACACCAACATGGTGACGAATGAAGTATTCATTGATAGTGCAACATTGAGAGAAAATGTTGTATCACTATCTCGAAACGTTGGATATCTTCCTAGGTCAAGAAAAGCATCCGTAGCTAATATTTCTTTCATAGTAGATGCATCTAATACCACAGCAACAGCTGTTACTTTAAAATCTGGTATTGTATCAATTGTTGGTGAACCTGGTAAAAAAGCATATACATTCTCAACTCCAAATGATATTACAGTTCCAGTTGACTCTAATGGAATTGCAAACTTTACCAATATTGATATATTCCAAGGCACATATTTAAAACAAACTTATACAGTATCATCACGAAATAAAACACAAAAATACATCTTACCCAACTCTGGTATTGATACCTCTTTGATTCGTGTAAATGTAAAAGAATCACAGGCTTCAACCGTCACCAGAGTGTTTAAACAATTTGATAGTTTGTTTGAGGTAGGACCATCTTCCCCTGTGTATTTCCTTCAAGAGATTGGCTCTGAAAGATATGAGGTGATGTTTGGTGATGGAACATTTGGTGTGGCACTACAAGAACCAAACTATATTGAAATCAACTACATTAAGTGTGATGGTGGTGATGCCAATGGCGTAACTTCGATGAGATATGCAGGAACACTTAGAGATAATAATAACAACACAATCACCGGTGGTGTATCATTAATCACTGTCAATCAACCATCTTATGGTGGTAGTAGTATTGAAAGTGTAGAATCAATTAAGAAGTACTCAACACAGATCTATTCCTCACAGAATCGTGCAGTTACTGCTGGTGACTTTGAGGCAATCGTTCCTACCATTTATCCTGAAACCGAATCTGTTTCTGCTTTTGGTGGTGAAGAACTCACACCTCCACAGTATGGTAAGGTATTTGTAAGTATCAAGCCAACCAATGGTGTATTTCTTTCGAGTACAATCAAAGAAAATATTAAGAGACAGATTAATAAGTATTCTGTAGCAGGTATCATTACTGAAATTATTGATCTTAAGTATCTGTATGTTGAGACAAACTCAAATGTTTATTACAACTCAAACAGAGCACCCAACAGTAGTTTTGTTTCAAGTCTAGTAACACAAAACTCCAATATATACGCCAATTCTACTGAGTTAAATAAGTTTGGGGCAAGGTTCAAATATAGTAAGTTTCAAAAAATCATTGACGAAAGTCACGAGTCTATTACTTCCAATATCACAACTGTAGATATTAGAAGAGATCTTCAGGCTACAATGAATGTATTTGCTGAATATGAAATTTGTTTTGGTAATCGTTTTCAGATTCTGAATCATGGACACGGTACACATAATGGATCTATTGGATACAATATTCGTTCCTCAGGTTTTAAGATTAGTGGTATATCTGATACTGTGTATCTTGGAGACAATCCCAATTTTGATTTGAAGACAGGAACTGTTTTCTTATTCAAACTCAACTCTCCAACTGAACCAGTGGTCCTGAGAAGATCGATTGGAACTATTGATTACTTAAAAGGTGAGATTAAACTCAACCCAATCAATATTATTTCTACTGATGTGTATCGTGGAACTAATCTGGTTGAAATCTCAGCAACACCCTACTCGAATGACGTTATTGGATTACAAGATCTGTATCTTCAATTAGACCCCTTCAATATGAAGGTAAATATGGTAACAGATAGAATTGAATCAGGAAGTGATGTTTCTGGAACAAACTATCTGGTATCCTCAAGTTACGCAAATAACTTGGTAAGAAGAACACCAATAGTTTCTTCTTCTACATCTACTGATTCTGATGACTCTGGAACAACATCGATTTCTTCTAGAGTTGCTGTAACACCAAATTACACATCACCAACTAGTTCAACATCATCGTCAACTAGTTCATCATCTAGTTCATCATCTAGTTCATCATCTAGTTCAACTTCATCATATTCCTACTAATATCAGAAAATGGCAGTAGATAGAGTTCAGTTCCAGGATATTGTTGAGAGTCAATTTCCTAGATATGTTTTGGAAGACTTCCCTCTTCTTCCAGAATTTATAAAGCAATATTATAAGTCACAAGAGTATCAAGGTGGTACTTTTGATTTGATTCAAAATATTGATAAGTATGTCAAGGTTGATGAATTATTCTCCCTCAAGACTTCTACCGAATTAAATGGTGAACTGGATTATATTGCCACAACAATTCCTACATCATCTCTTACAAACTTTACTGAAGGATTTCCCGAGACCAATGGTCTTATCAAGATTGATCAGGAAATCATCCACTACGAATCGATTAGCAATAATTCCTTTATCAACTGTACCAGAGGGTTCAGTGGTATCACAACATATATTTCTGGTAACCAACCAGATCAACTGACGTTCAATCGAACTGAAGCCGCAGAGCATAAGGATAAGTCAGTTATCCAAAATCTAAATGTTATTTTTCTTCAGGAATTCTTTGGGAAGTTAAAGAATCAGATTGCACCTGGTTTCAATGATAGGCAGTTATTCTCTGGTTTGGATCAGAGAAACTTTTTATACAATATAGACAGTTTCTACAAATCCAAAGGAACGGATCAATCATTTAAGATTCTCTTCAGAGCTCTATATGGTGAAGAAGTAGAAGTTATTAAACCAAGTGAGTTTTTGTTTAGACCTTCTGATGCAGACTATAAGGTAGAGAAAGACTTTGTTGTAGAACAAGTTGTAGGTAATCCATTAGAACTTAAAAATCTCACACTCTTCCAGGACTCTACAAACTCTAGAGGTTCTGTATCTGATGTTAAACCAATCAATTATGGTGACAAACAATATTATCAGATAAGTATTGACTCTGGATATGCTAGAGATATTAGTGTTAGTGGTTCTATCTTTGGTGAGTTCAAAGTTAATCCTAAAACAAAACTTCTGAATAATGTAAGTGTCGGTGCAACTATTCTTGATGTTGATTCAACTATTGGATTTCCCGACACTGGTAATCTAATCATCAAGGATAATGTAGGTGATATAGTTGCTGTTGCATATACTGGAAAAAGTATTAACCAATTTTTCAATGTTAGTGGTGTTTTTGATACTTTCTCATCGAAAGAAGATATTCGTTTAGATGATTATTCATATGCATATGTTGGATTTGATACTAGCAAACAAATTCAGGTTCGTATTACTTCTACTCTCAAAGAATTTAAACTAAATCAAGATTCATACTCTTATAATGATGGTGATACTATCAACATTCAAACTCTCGGTATTGAGAGAGGAGATGAAAGATCTCAGAACTGGTATTCTAATGTTAAAACAGAATGGAATATTGAGGATATTGAATTAGTTGATGAACTGGAGAAATCATACTTCATTACTCTATTTGATAACCACTTCCTAAGACCCGGATATCAGATTACATTAACAAGCAATAGTGGTCTTCAACTTCCAGGAACTGTAATTAGATCTTCTTCTAAGAACTCAGTACTGGCAAAACTTGCTGCAAATATTGGTAGTATTTCATATGTTAAATTAGAAAATCAACTCCTCAAGGGAAACTCTGGTAAGTATCCTACTCTGAATAACTTTGTTGCTAATGTTCAGAATGTGTATCAAAAGTTTGATGGTGATGTAGTAGTTGCATCGAACTCACTTCCTAACTACTCAAATATCATCACTGATCCTCATGATAAGAAGATTACTTTCTCTGGTTCTTCTGATGATCTTGAAACTCTTGTTCTTACTGCAAATCAAGATCATGGTTTCTTGAACGGTGATGCTATTTTTTACAAACCAGGTATTATCAAATCTACAACCATTACTCCTAATGGTATTGAAATTGTTACTGAAACAGAAAGTAAGTTTGATAATCTAGATGCTAATGTTTACTATGTGAAAAGAGTTAACTCTACAAGTATCAAACTTTCAAGATCTAGAGCAGATATTTTCTCTGACAAGTTTGTAACTTTGACTGGTACTGTAGTAGATAATGAGTTCATCTATTATGATTTCTACAATAAAAAACTTTCTCCACAAAATATTATAAGAGAAGTCCTTACTCCCAACAACAAGTCTGGCAATTATACAACTGAACCTGGTTATAGTGGTATTTTGATTAATGGTGTTGAGATTCTTAACTACAAATCTGGTGAAGGTTTGAAGTATGGTGATCTCAGATCTCTTGAAATCACTAATCCTGGTGAAGGATATGATATTATCAATCCTCCTGTATTAAGTATCGTTGATGACTATGGTAGTGGTGCAGAAGGAACTGTATCAGTCAAAGGAGAGTTGGTAGGTATAAACTTAATCGATCGCGGTTTTGACTATCTAAATGTTCCTACAGTAACTATTAGTGGTGGCAACCCCACAGAAGAGGCTGTTGCTGAAGTGAGTATGAGGGAAATCGTCCACTCACTCATCTTCAACTCGGAACTTTCTGCAAAAAGTATTGATCTTGGAAATAACACTATTGGATTCTCAACATTCCATAAACTCAATCTTGCGGATAAAGTATTCTATGATGCTAAAGATGGTAATCCAATCGCTGGTCTTTCGACCAATGCATTCTACTATGTTGAACTGGTAGATACCTCCACTATCAAACTTCATACTTCAGAGGACAACGCAAGAGTTGGAGTTAGTACTGTTGATATTACCAACTTCGGAACAGG